GCCAAGATCCCTGGGATGGTGACCTTCGAACAGATCGAGGAACGCCGGCAGGAATGGGGCGAGGAGTCGGCCATGTATATAGCCTCCGTCCTGGGCCGGTTCCCGGACAACCTGGAGGACGCGATCGTCCCACGGTCCCTGCTGATGGAGGCCATGGTCCGGGAGGTCCCGGCAGCTGGGCCGGCAGTCCTGGCCTGTGACGTGGCCCGGTTCGGCGCCGACAGGACCGTGGTCTACCGCCGGCAGGGCGGCCAGTGCCGGATGGTGTGGAACGTCCAGGGAAGGGATACCCAACAGGTGGCCGGCAAGCTCAAGGCCCTGGCTGAGGACGACCCGGACGTGGACACGGTCATCGTGGACGACACCGGGGTCGGCGGCGGGGTCACGGACCGGCTGAACGAGGAGACCGTCCGGGGCGGCCTGGTGAGGGTGGCTGCCTTCAACGGCGGCGAGAAGGCCCGGAGGCCGGACCGGTACGTCAACGCCATCGCCGAGGCCTGGATGGAGATGTCCCAGGCGTTCCGGGACGGGACCATGGACATCGACGACAATCCCGGCCTGGTGGCCCAGCTGTCGTCCCGCCGGTACATCATCCAGGGAGACCGCCGGATCAAGCTGGAATCGAAGGACGATTTCAAGAAGCGGTCCCGTGGTTCTCCGGACGAGGCCGACGCCCTGGCGATGACATTCGGGTCCCCTGGTCCGGGGGTGGGCGTATGGTGACCAAGCAGACCAAGGAGATGAGATGTGCCACCTGTGGACGCCTGCTGGCCGAACATGCGGCCACAGGGACCGTGATCGTCTGCCGGTCATGTAAGACCCGGAACACCGCCGAATAGATCCCCCTTGACCTAGCGAGAATCCGCTGATATTTTGTCAGACAGTGGCCTCCTCCGGATGTGTCTGATCCTGGTTACCCTTCTTTTTCCAGGACGAACCGGTTGGAGGCCATTTGTCGTTCCTTGACCGGTTCTTCAAGTCCACCGAGAAGCAGATGGTGGCCGGCGCCGAGATCGGAGCCGCGGTCCCGCTGAATTATGACGTGGGCCAGGCGACCTATCCGGACGCCAATTATGCGAACTTCGCGTCCGAAGGCTACGCCAAGAATGAGATCGTCCACGCCTGCATCCGAGAATTAGCCGCAGCAGCAGCCTCCCCCAGGTATATGGTCCAGGCCCCGTCCACTGACGGCGGGGTCGTCGAGGTCACATCCGGCCTCCTGTATGACCTGATGACCCGGCCCAATCCCACGGATAACTGGTATTCCTTCATCGAGCAGCTGGTGACCTATCTACAGGTCGCCGGCAATGCCTACATCTTCAAGGAACGGAGCCGGGGGAACCGGGTGACCGGCCTTTACCTATTGCGGCCGGACCGGATACGGATCATCGGCGCCAGCTACGGGGCCGCCGGTTTCGTCTATGACATAGGCGGGAAGGACCACGCGATACCCGCCGAGGACATGTGTCATCTGTCCCTGCCCAACCCTGCCGGCGATCTGTACGGCCTGAGCCCCCTCCAGGTGCTGTCCCGGACCGTGAACCTCGACCTGAACATGACGGACTTCGCCAAGGTCTACTTCCAGAATGCCGGCGTCCCGTCCGGCCTGTTGAAACTCAGGCGCCGGCTGAACACCCAGGAAGAGGCATCGACCATCCGGTCCCGGTGGCGTTCACAGTTCGGCGGGAAGAATAACTTCCACCGGATCGCCATCTTGGACGAGGATGCCGACTATCAACAGATGGCCTCGGCGCCCAAGGACATGGCGATGTCCGAACTGCACGACCTGACGGAGTCCCGGATCTGTGCGGTGTTCGGTGTCCCCGCGATCCTCGTGGGCGCGAATGTGGGCCTGCAGCGATCGACCTACAGCAACTACAGGGAGGCCCGTCTGGCCTTCCACAGCGAGACCCTGGAGCCCCTGGTGGGCCGAATCCTCCGGTATCTCAACGACCATCTGTTCAGCGAATACCAGGGGAACGAGACCTTGACCGTCGACTGGTCCGCGATGCGGGCCAATCTGGACGACAAGGCCGACCAGACGGCCAGGGTGAACGCCCTATTCACCGGCGGGATCGTGACCCTGAACGAGGCCAGGCAGCAGCTGGGCTTCGATGCCCTGATCTCCGGGGACATCCGGCGCATCCCGGCCGCCGTGTTCGAGATGGGGGAAGGTGACAGCATGGCGCCGGTGGCGATCGGTGCGGCCCCGGAGCCCGTGGAACAGTCCCTCCAGGCGTACCCGACGAAGGAATCATTCGACATCTGGCGGCTCCTGGGTGGCGAGGAGAAGGCCCCCAGGCCAGCCCCACGAGGCGCGATGACCGCCCGGAGGCTCCTGGAGGACCGGGAGACCGAGACGGACATCATGCTGCCCAAGCTCCAGCGGTACTTCCGGGGCGTCCGGAACCGGGTCGACGGCATCCTGGGCCGGCATATGGAACGTGGGTCGGACGAGACGAAGGAGTTCCCATTCGATGCTGATGAACTGCTGCCGTCCGCCGAGATCAACGGACTGGCCGAGATCATCCGGGTCTCGACGGCCAGGGTGTCCAGGAAGACCTTCGACATCATCAACGACGCCGGCGTGGCCGGCACATTGGACTGGGACGAGAAGCTGCCCGTCGTCCAGGCAGCACTGACCCAGGCGCCCACACGGGCCACCATGATCCACCGGACCAGTCACAGGAATATCGGACGGGCCATCAGCATCGCCCTGGAACGCGGCTATTCCATCGAAGGACTGGCCAGGGGCGTCCCGGACGACAACTTCCCAGGCCTCCGGTCCCTGTTGACCGAGACCGAGAAACGGGCGCGGCTGATCGCCAGGACGGAGATCATGCGGACCCAGAACCAGACGTCCGTGGGCTTCTATCAGGAACAGGGATTCGGATATGTCCGGGCAGACGACTTGGACGGTGACGCGAATGACACCTATGTCGACCCTGGGGACCCGTATGGCCGGACGTGCATCGAGCGCCACGGCCAGGTCTACAGCCTGGAGGACGCCCGGAACATAGACGACCATCCCAATGGCCGGCTGAACTGGCTGCCGATGCCGAGAGATTACAAACCGGAGGACACCGTTGATTAACAAATTGCACATATCCGAGGCGAAAGGCATCGATGATTCCCAGGGGATCGTGGAGGCCTATGTGAACACCATGGGGGTCAAAGACCACGATGGGGACATCATCAACCCGGAGGCCTTCAACAATTCCATCCGGTCCAGGCTGCCCATCCCGGTCCTGTCAGGCCATGACCAGAGCGAGATCATCGGGAAGGTGCTATTCGCCCAGCCCGAACAGATCGAGGGTCCGGAGCATCGGCTGTTCGCCAGGATGCAGATGAACATGGACACCGAGGCCGGCAGGGACGCCTATTCGAACATCGCCGGCCATTATGTCCGGGAGTGGTCCGTGGGCTTCAACATCCCAGGGAATGACGCCATCGCCTACGACCGGGACGGCGCCGATCCCACCCGGACGATCATGGAACTGGACTGGGTCGAGGTCTCATCCGTGGTCCGGGGCGCGTCCCCGTCCACGATGACCATCGCGGCCAAGTCCGAGACCGAGACGGTGACCATGCCCGAGGTAGTCCCGGACGAGGAGCCCGAACCCGAAGAACCAGACACCGATACCGGCGCCGATCAGCCGGACGAACCTGGCCAGGCCGCCCCGGACACGGACGTCCAGTCCGCCTCCAGCACGGTCCAGACCCAGCTTCGCCTGTTGCGGTCACGCCTCCAGCTGCAAGGCATAAAGACGAATTGAGGAGTCAACATTGAATACCAGAGAGATGAGGGAACAAGCCAACGCGTTGTTGAACGTCGCGGAGACCGAACTCGAGAAGGGCGAGGTCGAGACATCCATCCGGATGGTCACCGAGGCCCAGGAAAAGATGGCCCATGCCGATTCCATCGACCAGGCCGAGACCAGGATCGCAGCACTGAAAGGGGACTTCGAGCGCCCATTGAACACGGTCCCGGTGACGTCCAACGATGTCGCGATCTATGACCCGATGGACAGCACCTCCAGGATCAAGGCCAATTACAAACCGGCGTCATTCGTGAAGGGACTGCCGGCGATGGCCCAGCCCTTATGGGTCCAGGAACAGATGGGGGACAACCTCAAGGACGAGGCCAGGTTCATGTCCGACACCTTCGTCAAGTGGTTCCAGTCCCCGTCCGACGATGTCTTCTGGAAGACCGCGACCCCGGACGAGATAAAGGCCATGCAAGAGGACACCGACGCCGAGGGCGGGTTCTTCGTCCCGGAGCAGTTCCTGGCGAATACCATCCACGATCCCGGAGTCCCAGGTTCCCAGCTTCGGCCCCTTTGCAACGTGATCCGGGTCGCATCCAAGGACGGGTATATCCCCACGATGGGTAGCGCGACCTGGGCGGCGATAGCGGAGGAAGCGGCACCAACCGAGTCCACGCCAACCGTGGGCCAGGTGACCTTCTCCATCGAGAAGTCCGGAGGGCTGATCAAGGTCAGCCGCGAACTCTTGGACGACTCGGCGATCAACCTCCCGGCCCTGCTGTCCCAGATATTCCAGGAGGCGGCGGGACAGTTCGAGGATGTTGGAATCATATCGGGCAACAATACGACCCAATACGCCGGCATCATGTCCGATGGGGACGTGGCCTTCTATACGATGGCTAACGCGACTTCGGTCGTGGGCGCTGACCTGATCGGGACGTACTACGCCCTCAATGCCCAGCACCGGGCCAACGCCAGTTGGGTGATGAAGTCCACCATAGCGGCTCTGGTCACCTCGATCGCTATAACCGCCAATGGGGTCCACGCCATCCCAAGCCTGACCGCCGCACCGGCAGACTTCATCCTCGGCAAGCGAACCGTTTTGACCGATGTGGTGAGTGGCTTGGGGGGCAATATCACGTCCACCGAGAAGATCGCCATCTTCGGGGACTTCAAACAGTATTACATCTTCGACCGGGTGGGATTCACCATCCGGCGGAATGACAGTCTCTATATGGGGAACGACCAGGTGGGATTCTTCGCCACCCGCAGGGGTGACGGCCAGGTCGGCCTCGCTGCCGCCTTCAAGATCCCACGCGCCGCCTAATCAGCGGATAGCTAATCGGGCGCGGGGCTCCGGTCCCGCGCCCATGCAAGGAGGGCGAGATGCCCAGAGTTCTATGTACGACCAATGTGACCTTCGGGGCGACGGGCCAGACGTTCGTCAAGGGCGATACCTATGAGATCACCGACGAACTGATGGAAGGCTATCCGGAATATTTCAAGAAGTCGGCTGGACGCCCGTCCAACAAACAGGCCGGCACGGACGAGGACAAGTCTGACGGCGGCGACGAGGCCGCTGAGGATGCCGAAGCCACTGAAGCCACCGAGGATGCTGAATAGTGGCGACCAGGCACACATACGCGTCCACGGACGATCTCCGGGACTACCTGGCCGGCACGTCCTATTCTTCCGGCTGGACGGCTGACGGCGGCGCCATCCGGAGGGTGCTGGAGGCAGCATCCACCCGGATCGATCAGTATGCCGGCGGCGGGACCTTCGGGCCAGTGACCGAGACCCATTATTTCGATATCGGCGCCGGGTCGTTGATCGATTCGCCCCAGTATTACGTGACCTCGGGCCATGGTGGGATCGCGATGACGTCCCGCCTGGCTGCCGTGGTCCCCCTGGACGGCTGGCTGATATCCCCGACGACCGTGACTGCATACGACGACACGGACCGGGGTGCATCCGTGACATTGACGGAAGGCCACGCGAACGACTTCTTCCTGATGCCATATAACGTCGGCCCGAAGACGATCTTCAAGCTGAACGAGGACACCAGCAACACCCTGGACGCCGGCCAGCAGACCTTGAGCATCCTGGGGAGCTGGGGATATACCGGGGACACCCTGAGCATCACGACAGGGGACGCCGTAGGGTCGACGACGACGACCTCCGTGAGCGTGACTGCAGCCACCGACCTGGGGCCGGCCCAGGCCATCCTGGTGGACTCGGAGCAGATGTATATCACGGGGATCAGCGGGAACACCTTGACCGTGGAACGTGGGGTCAACGGGACGACGGCGGCCACTCATTCCGGGGGCGCCACCGTCTACGCCTACGACTACCCGGCCCTGGTCGTCCAGGCCTGCCTGGATGTGGCGAAGTTGACCTTCCGGAACCGGGACCTGGGGATGTCGACCACCATCGGGTCCGGGGAACAGTCGGTCACGACCTCCGAGGGAGAGATCCGGTCCGTGCTGATGACCCTGGACGATTACCGGGCGGCCGGCACGTCCAACGGGGTGATCTTCTGATGGCGGCCGTCGGGTTCGAGATAAAGCAGACCGGGCCGCTGTTCGACAAGGACATGCCCAAGAACCTCGTGGAGGCCGTCAATAGCGGCATCCTGGAGATGGCCCTGATAGAGGGGTCCAATTATGTGAAGGACCAGCTGTATGAGGGCCACGGGTTCATCACGGGCGAACTGAAGCGCCACATCGGGGCCGACCTGGTGGATGACCTGGTGGCCCAGGTGGACGCCGGCAGGAACCGCTATGGGGCCAACCTGGTCTATGCGTCCTGGATCGAGGGCGTTAGCAGCCGGAACCGCCGGTCCCGGTTCAAGGGTTATCACATGTTTGAGAATGCGAGAAAGCGGATAGATGGGAACCAGCCGATGGTGGACAAATACGTCGGGAAGGCCATCGAGAGGGCGTTCGGTTGACCAGGGCCGGGGCGCTTGACCGGATAGACGTCCTCCTGTCGACCATCACGGACCCGCCATTCACGGCGGTCGTCCGGGCCGAGCCGCTGGCCCTGGCCGGCACGCCCGTCCTGGCGTTCTGGGTGCAGTCCCGGACACCTGGCTGGGAGACCCTGACGAACATCGGCTCGACGACCACGATCATGGTCCGGGCCTATTTCAGGATGCAGCCTTCGACAGATGTCCGGGA